TACTTACCAAAACTTATTTGAACAGGTCTTAAATAACTTACAAAAATGGAAGAAGAATTAGGTGATAGTTTATCTGGTGTATTTAACTTTATCATTTTACACCTGTTACAACTGCATCACATTCAAAGACAATATTTAAATTAAAACGTAGAAGATTATCCTTAGGACCTATTCCTTTATGTTGAGTACAACTTGAAAAAAGTTTAGCTTGACCTTCTACATCTTTATAAAAAGAATCCGCTACCTGTACTCCTCCATCAGTATCATGAATGCTATATAAAATAGAATAAGAATTAGGCTTTTCAGAATCAGTATGAAAAGTACCCGTAGAAGATTTGTTGTAATAGTTCCAATTAAATCTAATTGGTATAGGGTTTATAAATTTTTTACTTTTTTCAAGTACATGATAAAAAATAGTTTGAGCCCAAGTATTTAGTTTTACATTTTCATCAAAATGTTCTGTACGATGGTAACTTCTCATGTTCCATCCAAAATCTTTGTCTATTTTAGACAACAACATTGAAACGTAAATATCTCTAGGACCTTTATCAAAAGCTAATCTCCACCTACAAGAATTGCAAAGCTCCGTAAGAATTAATTTATTTACCTCTTTTGGTAATATATTGTCGTATGTTTCTACCATTATATTGCTACTTTCATTCTATATATATTTAATATATAACATAAATTAAATATTTCAAAGGGTTTTATATGTTACAGAAATTAGGTTTTGCTCCAGGATTTAACAAACAAGTTACCGAAACAGGTGCTGAAGGTCAGTGGTTTGATGGTGACTTTGTACGTTTTAGATATGGGTCTCCTGAAAAAATAGGTGGTTGGGCTCAATTAGGTGAGTCAAAACTAACAGGCGCAGCCAGAGCTCTTCATCATTGGGACGATAACGCAGGTATTAAATATGCTGCAATTGGAACCAATAGAATTTTGTATGTATATTCAGGCGGTATCTACTACGATATCCATCCTATAAGAGTCACCTTAACAGGAGCTAATTTTACAAGTACATCAAGTTCAAATACAGTTACAATAACTTGTACGGGCAATCACGGTTTGACAGAAGATGATATTGTATTGTTTGATTCTGTTACTGGATTATCTGGATCTACATTTACTAACGCTACGTTTGAAGATAAAAAATTTATGGTTACGTCTGTACCAAGTGGTACAACTTTTACAATTACAATGGATGCCAATGAAGCAGGTACTCCTTTAAGCACTGCAGGATCTACATCTATTTTATGTTATTACACAGTTGGACCCTCTCAACAATTAGGTGGTTTCGGTTGGGGAGCAGGTTTATATGGCGGTACCTCCATTGGTCCTTCAGCCACTACTTTGCAAACAGCTTTAACAAATACAACAGGAACTACAGTTGTACTAGCCAGTACGTCAGCGTTTCCGGCAGCAGGGACAATACAAATAGGTTCTGAATTTATTACCTACACAAATAATAACACAACTACAAACACTTTAACCGGTGGTGCTAGAGGAGTGGACGGAACTACTGCTGCAACCCACAGTGCTGGGGTTACCGTCACTAATATTACTAGTTATGCTGGATGGGGAGATCCTGCTTCTTCTGACTTTACTATTGACCCTGGTTTATGGGTTTTAGATAACTATGGTACAAAATTAATTGCACTTATTTATAACGGTAAATGTTTTGAATGGGATGCATCCGCTACAAACGCTACAGGAAACAGGGCAACCGTATTACCAAATGCTCCGACTGCATCTAGACATGTTTTAGTATCTACACCGGATAGACACTTGGTATTCTTTGGAACTGAAACTACTGTTGGGGATCCTACAACTCAAGATGATATGTTTATTAGATTCTCTGACCAAGAGAGTATAGATCAAACTGATTCATATACAGTACGAGCAGAAAACACAGCAGGTACACAAAGACTAGCAGATGGTTCTAAAATTATGGGAGCTATTAAAGGTAGGGATGCAATTTATGTTTGGACTGATACTGCATTGTTCTTGATGAGATTTGTTGGAGCACCTTTTACTTTCTCCTTTGAACAAGTAGGGACTAACTGTGGATTGTTTGGTAAAAATGCAGCAGTAGAAGTTGATGGATCCTCTTACTGGATGTCAGAAAATGGTTTCTTTACTTACGATGGACAATTAAAATCTATGCCTTGTCTTGTTGAAGACTATGTTTACGATAGTATTAATGACACATCTCGTGATTTAATTAACTGCGGACTAAACAATTTGTTTGGTGAGATAAACTGGTTTTATTGTAGTGAAGGTTCTGATTTAGTGGATCGAGTGGTGACATATAACTACTTAGATTCATCAGCAAAACAACCCATATGGACTACAGGTAGTTTAGATAGAACAGCATGGCAAGATTCCTCTGTATTTAACAAACCTCACGCAACATATTATACTTCTACAGATAACAATTCTTTCGATGTTACTGGCAATACTGATGGTATTACTATATACTATAATCAGGAAACAGGGACCGATCAAGTAAATGCAGGGGGAGTTGTAACAGCTGTCCAAGCAAACATATTATCAGGTGATTTTGACATCACTCAAAAAAGAAGTAATACAGGTCAAGCTGTGGGAACACCGGACCTTAGAGGAGATGGTGAATACATTATGAGAATTAGCAGATTTATACCAGATTTTATAAATCAAACCGGCACTACTCAAGTTAGTTTTACAACTAGAGCTTACCCTAACAGTACACCTATCACTACAAATTTTCCAATTGATTCAACAACTACTTTTAAAAGTACTAGAATTAGAGCAAGGTCTATAGCATTAAAAGTTTCTAACACAGGATCTAATGAAGATTGGAAACTCGGTACATTTAGATTAGATGTTGCACCAGGAGGAATGAGATAATGGCAACAGATGCAGAGATAAGAGCAAAAGGTATAAAATTTTTACCTCTCCAAAAATATTTACAGAACCCATATGAATTCCCTGTAGCACAAGAACCTATAGCAAAAATATTACCGGTACCGGGTGGAATAACAAATACAAATGCTTTTACAAATAGTGGTGATACAAATAGTGGTGACAATAATTCTAACAATTTTAACAATAACGGTAATTTGGGAAACTATAAAAATATAGATTTTAACGAAAGATATACCTACAATCCACAAGAATTTATGGCTGATGCTAATAATTATGGGTACGGTGTTGCAGATGAAGACAAAGGTTTTTTTAAAGAAACCATGGGTAAAATTCGTAACACTTTTAGAAATTCCCCTGTTGATAAAGCTTTAGGTAAAGGTTTAGATTTTGGTAAAGCAATTGGTTCAGGTATTATTTCACTTGGTACCGGTATTCCTTTTTTAGGAAATGCTTTAGGTTACGCAACAAGAAATATGGAAGACAGAACTTTAGGTGCAGGGATAATAGATGAGCAAGGTAATTTTTTTGATGAAGATGCATTAAATAAACAGAATGCTTTAGGTGGTGGTTATACTGAGGCCGCAAGATCAGCTAGAAGAAGAACAAAAAGAATTTCAAATATGATAAAAAGACAAAAAGCAAATAAAAAGATATCAGAAAAAAATTTATTTAAATTACAAGAACAAGAAAAAGCACAAGAAGCAGTAAGACAAGCTGCAGCAGATAAAATGCAATCTGAAAACAGACAAAATGAAACTGGTGGTTATCAAGCAGGATATGGTAGTGATTTTATGGATGGACCCAGTGAAACTATCGGAGGTCAAAATGAAGGACTTGGAGGTCAACAAGGTGGTGCAGGTGGTACCGCTACTATGGGTTCATCTAAAGATGGTGGGCTTATTGGACATGGGGGTAAGGGTGGAAGGCCTAAACCTGGATACTTCTTTGGTGGTAGAGTAAACTATAAAACTGGTGGGAGAATAAATTTTAGAGGTGGTGGAATGGATATGGGTAATGAGGAAAACCAAAAAACAAGTGCTCAAATGGGTAATACCACTGTTAGTAACAATAATTATAGTGGTAATGATAACCCTCCAAATTTTTTTGTTGAGGATAAGACTAGTGTAGTTGATACTTCAGGATTAAAATCTAAAAGTCCTGAAATTAATATTAATTATACAGACCCTAAAAACTATGCTTCTTTAAAATCTAGAGTCTATAACACAAATATTTTGGACAATGATGATTTAAATGTAGACGGAACTTTGTCAGGAGAAATCGGTCCCGTTAGTTATAACACTAATTTTACAGATCAAGGTATTACAGGAACTAATTTAAAAGCCGGTAAGTTTAATGCAGATATTGATGCTAACAAAAACTATAGTATAGGTTATGCAAATAATTATAACGGTATTGATTATGGCACTACGTATGACAGTAACGGAAACTTAATGTTTAATGCAGGAGTTAAGTTTAAAAACGGCGGACTAGCAGGTTTATTATAATGGCAAAAATTGTACAATCATTAACTAGAGCAGCAAAAGAATATGAACAAAAAAATATTCAATCTTTAATTAGAGACCTTGATGGTATTATTACAAAATTAAATTCTTCTTTCCAGGAAGAAGTAAAACAGGAGATAGAAGCTAAGAGTTTCTTTTTAGAATAATGGCAGTAGTAAACCAATACAAATTTAAAGGTATAGATAATAA